TCAAGGCAGAGATTCCGAGCTCATCTGGCCCAAAAGATCCTGAATAGCGCGATACCGCGCCGCACAGACCCCATACGCCACAAGCACCTGATCCTGCACCCAGGCCTGCCATGCATCGTAGTCATCCGGATCTTGGGGTGGCTCAGGGAGCTGAGGACATGGCTGCGCCAGGCTGCTGTCCAGCGGCGGCATGATTCGTTGTGCGTACTGCGTCGGTGAGGCTGCGCACCCGGACAGAATCAGGACGGCAACCGTCAAGCAAAGGCGGTGCATTTTGCAGCGCTCCTGTAAGTTTGTTGATTTCTGCGGTCAGTGACGGTCCGACAGCGGCGGCACGCCGGCCAGCGGCAGCCACAGTGTCGATATCGGCCAGCAGTTGATCCAGGGATAGTCGAGCTGCGCTTGCTTGCGCCTGGGCCTGATCACGCTCGATCAGAGCAATGCGCTCTCCGTAGCGCCAGCCCTGGGCAGTCCAGGCAGCACCAGCGGCAAGCAGAGCGACAGCCCCATATCGCAGCCACGCGGGTATCACGACAGATCCGATAGACATATCTGCATCTCCGCGTTGCGCCTGCGCTCCAGACCGCGCAGCTTCTTGCCGCCCGCATATGACCATCGCGGCAACTCCCGGCATGCCCCCTTGATGTCGCCGGTACGCAGCTTGCGCAGCAGCGTGGACCGCTGGTAAGCCCCTGCTCCCACGTTGTAGACGAAGCTGGCCAGGGCCACCCTGGTGCCGCCCGGCAGCATATCCGCGACGGACGCATCCACGACTGCCAGCGCCTGACTGACCTCCTGCCGCGTCAACTCGTCGCACTGCGCCGGCGTGGCAACGTCACCCAGCTTGACTCCATGCGTGTAGCCCTCGCAGATTGTTGGAATGCCAACGGGATCGACATACGCAACAAGCGACCGCCCTTCCCATGTTGCAACCAGAGCGACTGCTGCGGCCATGACGCCGCCTGCCACCTTAGTTTTCAGATCCATCTTTCCACCTCTTCAATTTTTCCCACTGACGCACCAGGCACGCACGGATACGCGCCACCGCTGCAGCAAAGTCCGGCACCTTGATCGTGATCAGCACGATCACGTAAATCGCCCACAAGATCAGCACGACCTCCTGCAGCGTCCACCCGTAGATGAGTGCTGCAGAACCCGTTGCCAGCGGTGCGTGGATCGCATCGTCCTGCATGATTGATGTCCTTCGGAGCATTTCTACCCCCAATAAAAAAGCCCCAGCAAAAGCCGGGGCCAGAAAGAAGAAAACCCGCCGAGGCGGGTGATAGCATTTCAGTCTAAACTTGCATTTTGTATCTGTACGTCACAAATCAAAAACTCAACCAGAGGCCCCTCTCATGAAAAAACGTCTTCTTGCTCTTGCGATAAGCAGCTCTTTTTGGGCCGGATCAGTGTCTGCCAACAGCCCCTCAATCGAGATCTGGAACTCAGACACGGTCTGGGCTGGACAGGGCATGTGCTCTGCTGTTTTCACAATTGATGCTGGCTGGCAGGACGCTCCACTCACAGATCTGAAAATAGCGATCGAGGCCATTGGAAACGATGGCAGCAAATTGGCAGCAGAGGTTCTTGAATACGCAGGCCCTATTGGCGACTCAAATGCTACCCGCTACGACAGGGCATTTTGGGAAAGCGAAGAAGCGTGCGAAGATAATTTGACGATAACAGTACTGGGAGCAAGTGCCCGTGTGGAAGGCAAAAAAATTCCGATCACGGTCACGCCTCGTTCCTTCACGCCATTCCAGATCATCATAAAAAAATAGCTCCAGAAAGCCGCAAAAGCCAGCATTAGGCCGATCAGTCGATGAAGGCTGGCGTATCCGGCCAGTCGATGCGATCCGGGAAATCAGCTTGCTGCGGCACATCGAGCAACGCCTGCCTGTATGCTGCCAGTGCCGCCTGCTGATCAGCATCGAATGATGCCCAGCGCAGCGGGTTACTGACCACTGTATCCAGATCATTGAGCAATGCATCGCGTCTTGCGCGTGCCGCTGCTGCCAGATCATCGGGTGTTGGCTCGGGGCGCTGGGCAAGCAAGGGCCGGCCAGAGTCATTCGATGCAATGATCTGGCCCTCAGACTGCCCATCGAGCAGCGTCCTGTACTCGGCATCTGTGATTTCGACGACATCCGCCGGCAGATTGTCGCCGTGGATCTCGTCTGTGAAAAATCCGCGCTCACTCGCGCTGTAGTAGATCATCGGCATACTGCTCTCCAGAAAATTCGCAGGGGACGTGATTCGCCCATAGTGTCATCGTGGTGCAGCCTGATGACACTATTTGAGATGATTTCAGCGTAGGCACTGTGCGCACCGTTTGTGTTTGAGATCGTGCATTCCAGCGTTGCCTGCACGTTCATGATGCTGTTAGGCGCTGCTAGTGGCAGAGTGATATCGACGTACTGGTTGTAGTTGATGGCCGCCGAGACGCCCCACTGGTACAACATCCCGCCATATGCTCGCTCGTAGCCACTGTTTGATGACCACCACACCAAATGGCTGTTCGCCGTTGGTACAAAAATCCAATCGCCGAATGAGCTATCTTGGATCGTGCGAAAGAAAATCTGCCGGACGCCGAACGTGATATAGATCTGTACAACCCGACCAGACGGATACGCGTCACGCAGTACGATGACAGCCCCATCACCAGTTACCGGCACATTTGCAGCACCGCCGCTGCATGCGTAAAACCCCGGCGTCATTGCATCGTTCATGTCAGCGATACGCGCCGCTGGTGCCGCGCCGATGCCAAACGCGCCCACGGTCATCAGCTTGCCGACCACAACATCCAACCAGTTTGACTGTATCCGATCAAGTGGGACTTTTGACGCTGCGGCGGCTGACAGCCCGTCAAGTGCTGCTGACAGCCCTGTAATCGTGCTGATCGCTTGTGTGTGACTCAGCGCAGCACGCTTATCAGTTTCTTGCTTGAGCAGTACCGGCGTGATCACCTTGGCTGCGTTCGTCCCTGCCGCTGCCTCAGCCGCGCTTGCAAGTTGCACCATCCCCGCAGCATTCACCGTCGCCAAGCCAAAAATGACTTCGGCCAGTTGGTTGAACTTGGTTTCGTCCGGCGTCACGCCACGCTTTGCCATGACGCTGAACAGCTCAGACATCAGGGCATTGCCCCACTCTGCCGGAATGATCGACCCCAGTTGCCCGGTCGCCGGATCTTCGTTGACAAACCGGCCATCGACCAGGCCTACCCCCGGCACACTCTTTGGATAATCCATATACCCCTCACGTCTCGTAATCGAAAAGCACAACCGTGTGCGCAGGCGCATAACGCCGAATCACACACTCCACTTCGCTGCCAGGAATAACCCCAAAGCGATTGCCCCACACAGCAGCGCCCCAGCGCAGCCCCCGCGCCTGACGCCCGCCCAGATGCAACGTCCAAAGAAACTGCGCCTGCCACGTCCCCCAGCGTGCCACACCAAAGCGCGCCCGCCCGAATCGGGGTGCTCTATGCTCAGTCACCCGCGCATCTGGATAGCCCATCAGCGCAGCGACCTGGACGAAATAGGCCGGGCGCTGCTCACCCACCGCGCCGAAACGGCGCACCACCTCAGCCCGGCGCTGCCAGAACTGTGGCTGCAGCAGCGTGCAACTGTCCGGCAGTCCCATGACACGTTCCCAATCAGGCAGCAGCTCACGCACACCCGTAGGCACTACTTCGCTGAGCAGATCCCCGGCCCGAGCATCCACGCGAGCAAACTCCTGTGCAGCAGCTCGCAGCACATCGTGGATGCCGGCATTCAGATCCGCATCCCAGGCCGGCCCCAGCGGCAGCAACTGGGCCATCTGCCGGTAGTAGTCATCTGCGGTCTTTGTCACACCCATGTGATCCCTCCGAACACCGGCAGCTCATGCGGGCCTGGCACGACGTCATCCGTGGGTGCCAACACCCGATGATCAATCTCGCCCGTGGTGTTGCTGATAGCAGCACCAATGTGCGTCCAGTACAGCCGCCCGCCCAGCTCGGCATCAGCCGCGTACATATCTCGCAGCGACTGCTCGACGCGCTGACGCAACAGCTCGGAGTCGGGCAGCAGCTCGATCCGATGCAGCACAGGCAGCAGCGTGGGTGCCAGCACATAGACCTCAGCCGTTACGGGCCTGACCGTCTCAATATGCGCTGCCACCGCCGCGATCTGAGCAGGCCCAGGCAATATGTCTGCGTCATGATCACGCACGAAAAACACCCCCACCGTGCCCGGCCCCATGTAGTTGCGCACAACCCAGGCCCGCGTCACCCCCGGCACTTCTTTTGCCCAGGCGGCATAGTCCTCGGCATTGCCGCCATGCGGCACTACCCTGAAGCTCTCGATCACCCGTGCCCGCCACTCTTCCAAGGTTTCCTGATCGAGTCCGGACACCAGGCCATCCGCGCCTACCGCACCCTGCTCCAGCACCCCAGCCACAGGCGAGACCAGGCTGAGACGCACGCCGGGATCAGTGTTGCCCGCAGCACCAGGCGTCACGGCACGCACCGGCACCGGCGTGAGGCCCGCACCCAGCACAACATCAGCCGTCACTACATACTGCTGACCGTCAGATCGCTGCCAAAGCCGCCCCTGCCCCACGATAGCGCCTGCGGCACCCTGCGCCAGGACAGTGCCGACCGCTGCCACGGCAGCCCAGCGATCAACCCGACGCATCACCGCCCAGCGCTGCAGCACGTCCTCGTCACAGGAATCAGGCAGGATCTGGCGAGCGACATGCCCCAGATGCCCATGCAGACCATATGCGGTGCCGCCATGTACCCGCGCAATGACCTTTGCATCAGAGCGACGCATCGAGTCTGCTGCCAGCGCCTCAAAATCTGCCTCAGCCCGCCCGACCAATGTCGGCAAATTTGGTACGTCAAACGGCATCTTGAATAATCCTCCACACATCGTTAAAGCGCAGATCCAGATCCTGGCCATCCACGCCCACACCCTGCACCCGCAACACAAGCCGCTCCGTTCCCTGGCGTTGCACTGTGACGGTGACGGATACCAGCACATCGTCATCGATGAGCCAGCGCAGCGCTTCCTCGGCATAGGCCTGGGCATCACGCACGGTTTCATCTGTCAGCGACCTGCGCCGCAACAGCCACAACCGTGAACCAATCCGATCATCAGCAACAGTCGGATAGCTATCCCCCCACCAGCCGCAGCGGTCATCATCAACAGGATCAGAGGCCAACGCCCGCCGCCAGGTGAAAAGACTGATCACGACCGCACGCTGCAGCGGATCATCTCCACCAAAATTTGCCAGTTGCATACTCACTCCATCTGCTGATTCGGTTTGTCTGTTGTCCCGCCCGAATCGCCAGGATGGTCGTGCTCGTTGAACCTGTCGCGCATGCCCTGCATCGATCCCCAGCGATCACTGATGTTCCCATCAGCCTTGATGTCCTTTGTCGCATGCACCAACGGCGTGTCCAAAGTGACTTTCACACTGGCAGACACAACAACCTCGGGCGCTGTGACCTCCAACCGAGTGCCCGCCGTTACACCGATAATGCGACCGTTCTTAAACCTGATCTCATCACCCTCATGCGTGTACAGACACACCTCACCCGCTTGCAGCCCCTTGGGCCGGTAGCGACGGTCTGCCACGCAGACAACCACGCCATGTGAGCGATCCCCACCAAGGAAGGCAGCCAGCGCCTCAGCGCCGGCCAGCGGATGCGCGGTATAACCGTACGGCTCGAAATGCTCCATCGAGTCCTTGACCTCGCCCGCTGTCAATCGCACCTGCATCGCCTGCATCATGCGTCCAGGGTCCACCAGCGAGACCACGCCACGCGCCAGCATGTTTTTCAGTCGCCCCATCATTACTGCTTCTCCCAGTCCGCCGGCAGCAGATACTCGAACGAGTCTCCACCCTTGCCCTTTTTGCCTTTCTTTCGCCCCTTACCCGGCTCAGGGTTGAAAGCCTCTGGCGGCGCAACGCGCAACCGCGCCTTTGTGCCTCGCTCATCGAGCGTGTAAGTCACTTCTGAAATCAGCATGTCCCTGTCAAACCCGATCAGATCGTCTCTGACTCGCACAATCAGATTCGCACGCCAAAGGTCGCCGCTGGACTGCCGCCAGCCCTGCACCTCATACTCCGTGGACAGGGCACGCGCCAGACTGCTGTCACGCTCCCACTCAGCCCTGCGCTGTGCGAGCAACGCACTCACATTCCCGCTGGGCTGCACGACCTTGAGTCGGCGACGGGTAACCCGATCATCAGCAACCGACGCCGAGACCTCTGATGCCGCCGCACCAAACTCATCATCGGTGCCCGCCCGCTGTCCGATGCACTGGTATTCGGAAAACACATCAGAGAAATCCAGTGATGCAGATCCCGTCAGAATGTTCTTGCCCAACTCCAGCGCATCCCGCGCCCGGCCCGCGCTACCCGGCTGCGCCAGCACCAGACGACCATGCTCATCATCGGTAGACAGCAGCTCTGACAGGCTCAACAGCCGGTCAATGCTCTCGAACACCGTCTCACCCGGCTCTACAGTGTGATCCGCCACGGTCGCCGCATCGCCGCTTTCATCCAGCACGGTAATGCCATACTGACTCGCCAGCCCTCGCACGACCTGCAGCACAGTCTGCCCACGCCACTGCCCCGGCGTCTGCGACACAGAGCAGTCAATCAGATCAGCAGTCAATGACCTGCCCCTGACTGATGTTGTGACCGAGGCCTTGTCATACTGGATGTGCGTAGCATCGACATACCCTGTCAGCACCAGATCCGATCCAATGCGAACCTGACAATGCGCACCCTGCCGAATGCGTAGAGGCCGGGCCTCACTACCCGGCCAGCGCCAAGTCACATCCAACGAGAAATCCCGCGCCTGGCGCTCGATACCCGCACTGATCTCGACCTTTAGCCAGCCCGCATAGTCCATGCCATCGACAGTGAGCGTCACGCGATCCTGATCATCTGTCATGACTGCGCCACCTCCAGGCTACGCACCGGCACAAACCCCGGATGCTCGATGCGATTACGGGCCAGCAACTCACCGGCACGGCTGGCATCTTCATACTGCCGATAGGCCAGCACCAGGGCAGGCACAACTTCTTGCGGCTCAATCGTCACAAGGCGCGTGCCTGAGCGCGAGACAGCAACAAGATGCTGCCCTGCCCGGATACGCGCCTGCGCCAGGGACTCAAAATGCTCGACACCTGCACCAGCAGACATGCCCCAAACAGCATCGGACAGCGACACCCCTGCTGCTCGCACGTCATCGGCAACCGGCACCCGCCGCTCAGGGCCAGCCAGCAACGTATCTGCCAGCATCCAGGCATGCGTGGCATCTGTCGTTACCACATCAGCCCGCACGCCCACCGCCGCCACGCCCGATACAGGCGCAGCCACGCGCCCTGCCGGGATCTGCGCAATATCGGAGAGTGCCGACACCAGCACTGCATCCTGCACCAGCGAAACATAGGCCGCGCCCACTGCAGCAGACTCACTGTCGGTAGGCAACATGATCTGACCAACTTTGCGGATGGCCCGCGCCTGGCTGTCGATACCGGAGAGCGACACAGAGTCGCCCGACACTACGCCACTAAACCCCGTAAACACCCGCTGCGCACTGCCCGCAGCATTCAGCAGCGCCCGCGCCAAACTGTCCGGCGCATTGCGCAGCGCCACATAAACCGCCTGCGTGTCCTGCACCAGGGCAAGCACATCACGCAGCACGGGCGTGCGCCCCAGCTCACGCGACACACTTTGCAGCAGCGTCTGGACATTGCGCAGTTGCAGCCGGGCCAGATTGACACCCGCCATCGCCCGCTCAAAGCGCGACAACCCGGTAGTGCGTACGTCATCCGCAGCCAGCCCCGTCTGCACTGCCGTATTGGCCTGCGCAGACGGAAACGCCAGTTCACCCCCAGCAACAAACACCAGATCGAACCGCACGACACCACCCTCTCGCCGGTCATGTGTCATCTCGCAATCGGTTGCAGTGACAGTCATGCGCCCCATCCAGGGATGCACCAGCTCACCCTGGCCGGGCTCGTCCAGTGCCTTGAGCAGCGCATCACGCCGCTCAAACACATCATCACCAGCAATCCATGCCGTCAGTTTGATGGGGCGCGTGCGCCGGCCCAGATCCTCCACCATCGGCAAATCGCGCTGCGGATACTCATGGACCTGAGTTTGCCGGCCCACTGGCTCACTGCCCGTCTCGGCCTGGAACGACACCCCACGAAAGGATGCCGGCTGCACTCGATCACGCCACCCCATCATTGCCTCCCAAGGCTTCGATAACCCACCCTAGCGGGCACCGACAGGCCTGGCTGGTTTGTTTCAGCAGGCTCGACCCGCATACCTGGCGGCGCATTGTCAAAGCGCACCACCATCTCCCCATTGACCTGCGCCTGGGTCGCACGCCCACCCACAGGAGCCGCAGCCGGGGCAGCCGCCGCTGGCGCACCACCCAGCCCGACAGCCCCTTTCACCCAGGACACCGCACCGCTTGCAGCATTACCCGCCCACTCAATCCCGCCGCCGATTGCATCGCGCACCTTGCCCGCAGCATTGAGCACCGGCTCGATATAGCCCATGACCTTTTCCCACATCTGAGCAAACCAATCCACGATGGGCTGCCAGTGCTGGATAACCAGCCCCAGAGGCGTCCAGTTGAATGCTTCCTTGATCAGATTCCAGGACGCCGAGAACACGATCTTGATGCCCTCCCACAGCACCGCGAGCCACTCGGACACGCCCCCCCAGTTGTTGATCAGCAATCCCAGGGGCGACCAACTGAATACCTTTTTCAGCACCTCCCAGAGCACCAGCACCGGCACGCGAATCCGCTCCCAGATCGCCTCAAAGAACGGGGCGACCATTGACCAGTTTGCAATCAGAAAACCAGCAGCCAGCGCAAGCCCACGCACAAGCAGCCCCACCGGCGACATGCTCATGACCGTTGTCATCAGCTTTGTCGCCATCGCCACACCAACCACCGCCAGACGCAGCGCCACAAACCCCGCCGCAGCCCCCAGAATGCCCTTGATCAGCCAGGGATTCTGCGCGGCCAGCTCAGCTACCTGATCGATGATCGGCCCGACTGCATCCATGAAATCATTGAACGGCGGCAGCAGGATCGCGCCCACAGATATCCCCAGCGCCACCACCTTGTTGCGCATGAGCTGGAGATTGTTCTCAGTGGTCGCCGCCCGCGCTGCGTACTCCTTTTGCATCGAACCCGCGTAAGCCGTGGCATCGCCTACGTTCCTGAAATTGCGTTCCAGCAGATCCATGTTGTTCAACATGGGCGCAATGGCACCAATCGACTCACGACCAAATAGCTGCTGCATCACAGCCGCCTGTTTCGTGGGATCGACTTTGCTGATTGCGGTCAGAATGCGCTTGATCGTGCCCTCGGCATCCGTCTGCATGCCTGCGGCCACATCCTTCGCATCCAGGCGCAATGCCTTGAAAACTTCCTGTTGCTTGGCCGTAGCCGCAGATCCAGCAGTAAGCGTCAGCATGAAATTCTTCATCCCGGTTGCTGCGACCTCTTCGGCGACCCCCACCCCGGCGAGCGTGGCCCCCATCGCTGCGATCTGGCCCGACGCCATGCCTGCAATTTCCCCCAGCGGCCCGATCTTCGTCACGATGGACGAGATCTGACGCGCCGAGGCTGGCCCCGTGTTGCTCAGATAGTTGATCTTGTCAGCAAGAGCCACCACCTCATCCTGCCCAATCCGAAATGACGTGCGCCACTTGGCCATCATGTCGCCCGACTCTTCTGCCGTCTGATCAAATGCCACACCCATCTTGACGGCATCCTCAGCAAACCTGGTCAGCTCGGTACGCGCCAGCCCCGCCTGCCCGCCAGACGCAACAATCTGGGCAATGTCACGCGCAGCCATCGGCAGACGCTTTGACAGCGTGAGCACGTCATCGCCCATCTGTTTGAACTGCTCAGGCGTGTCGAAATCGACCACCTTGCGCACGTCAGCCATCGACGACTCAAACTCCATGGCCGCCCGCGCACCCGCGATGAAGGGCGCAGCCAGCACACCACCCTGCAAGATGCCCTGCAGGCTGATGGGCTGGCCCAGGCCGCTATTGAGCAGTTGCCGACGAAACCCCATCGCTGTCTTGCGTGCCTTGTCCAGGACGGGCGACAGCTTGTCCACGCCCATGATGAGCGCTTTGAGTTGAAACTCTTTTGCCATGTCAGTCCTGTTTCATCTGCGCGTTTATTCGATGAGCCTGCGCGGTCAGCATGACCAGATCGGCCACGCTGCGCTCCATCACATCCAGCGGGTCCAGCCGCCAGAAGTAGGCGGCAGAACAGGCGTAATCGATCAACTCTCCGAGCTGGTCGAACCCTGCCCCAAAAAATGCTGCGCAACCTCCCAGGCCAACTGGTTAAAGTCAGGCAGCGCCAGCTTGTCCACCGAAGAGCCAGGGATATCTGCAAGGCGGCTGATGTACTTTGCGCAGACAGCCAGATCCAGGGCCACCGACTGATCCTGACGAATCGCATACGGCAGCGCCCCAATAGCGCGAGCATCTGCGGTACTGGCCGGGCGCAGATGCAGCTCGGTCAATTCCTTGTCAAAGGCCGTGATCGGCACAGACAGTGGAAACATCCGTTTTTCGCTCATCAGACCCACCGTCCTTCGACGCCATGAAACTCCAGCGCCACCTTGCCATCGTCACCCGTCGATACGGTCTCACCGACCATGTAGGCCCCAGAGAGCACGTAACTCTTGCCGTTCTTGAAATCACACTGCACCGTCATATCCGTGCCCTGGACGATTTCATTGAGCGGAAAATCCGGCGTATGCACCGCATCGACCTTGAGGTACGGCGTGCGATCCACTTCCGAGAAATACCCCGTCGCGATGGTCTCTCGCGTCACATCGCCCACTGGCGCTTCTGCTGCTCCCGTCACCGTGAGCTGCCGACCGTCCACCTTGAAATAGACGGTCCCGGCTACTTTCTGACCCATATTCAGCTCCAATAAAAATGGCCCGCACAGTGGCGGGCCTGGTCAAAATCATCCTTGGCGGTACTTACGCTTCGTCGGGGTACTGAAGGCGGAACTCATTGCGCACCGCGACAATGCGAAGTTGATTCACATAGTCAGGCGGGAACAGAACATTCACGCGGTTCGGATTGCCCGGCGCACGCTCAACGATCAGGTACTGTGCGAACAGATCCGCGTTTTCAACCAGCCCCTCACGTTCCATGCGTGAGTATTCGGCGATCAGTTCGTTGCGGATCGTCTTGGGCGTCACAATCGCTTGCCCCGCACCAAACCGCGTACCATCGTTTGCCAGCTTGTGACGCCCATACTTGCTGGTCACCAACGACCGCAGCCGGCGCAGCACTGCCGCAGACTGGTGCATCGTCTCGCTATCCAGATAGCTGTCATCGGCCTGGCCGAAATCGTTTTTCTGGTACAGCGTCACAGCCCGGCTGATCCGGACATAGCCACCCTCGTAGTAACTGGCGGCAACCCCAGCCCACAACAGCGAGTTGTTTTCCATAATGCCGAAACGCTGCCCTTCGGGCGCAGCCATCACGCCCACCAGCGCCCCGGTCTGCGTGGGCCTGGCCGGATCTGCCGAAATGAACACAGCCGTGCGAGCGCCGAACTCGGCAGCGAACTTCCAGACCGGCGTGGGCGAAAGCGGCTCCAGTGCGGCCACCGTGCCGTGCTGGTCATTGGTGCCCCCGCGACCGAAGGCAACCAGTTCGCCCAGCGTGCCGCGACGGGCGCTGTAGACGTGCCCGTACAGCATGCGCAGCCAGGACCACCGGCCAGTTGTGTCATCCATCACAGCCCGCAGGCTCTGCAGCGATGCCGCATCGGTAAACGGATGCGTGATGAACTCGAAAGGCTCATCACCGATCACTGCCAGCGCTGCATCCAGATCCGGCACGCCAGCCCCGCCGGCCATCGCAGTGATAGCCACACCCAGCCCTGTCGGCAACTGCTCACCCCCCGCAGACCCGCGCAGGTTAATCCCCAACCGCAGATCATTGCCCAGCTCGCCGCTGAACTTGGCCGTGACCGTGATCACCCCATCGACTGCTGTTGCCACCACCGGCAGCACAGCCTCATTGATCGCCTGCGCGACCGCTGCCGCGACATCCTCCGCCGCCTGGCCGAATGACACCGCAGACGTTACGCGCACATCGCCCACATAGAGCGAGACCACGCCCGCAGCCGTGGCGGCACCCGAGAACGTCACCGAGCCACTGGCTTTCGCACCCGCATTGATCTTGACGGGCAGCACCCAGGTCTCGCCCATTGGGTCATTGCGTCGATGCGCAACATGCATGGCATGCAACACAGAGCCAACACCGGCCAGCGCAGCAACCTCGGACGAGGACGCCACAAGCGCCAGCGCCGTTGGCGCGACCACATCATCATTGACCAGGCCGATAAGCAAACGGCGCAACTGAGTTGCGCCGCTGTTTGCTTGGGAATTGTCCATCTCCGCGTAGAAGAATGGCACCCGCAGATCTGCAGGAATTTGGTTCATGCTCACGGCCATCAGTCAGCCCCCTTTTTGGTTGCAGCCGGTTTGTGTGCCGGCACTTCGACAACATCCTTGTCCATCAAGCGCCGCATCCACCATTGATTTTTCGGCACCTCCCGACCGCCAATCGGCAGCACATCACCCCGATCAGGGTCAGGCACCATCCGGCCTTCAGCCGGCACCACCCGCATCGTCTTCATGATTCACCACTCCCTTAACTTGAAATTCCACCCGACCATCCGGCCCAGGCTTTTGCAGATTCGGATCAGCAATCGGATCGATCACATCCACCGCGATATCCAGCGCCTCCAGCAGCGGCAGGCCCGCAAGCTCATACTCCTGCCAGGTCTCCGGCTCCCTGCCGTCCCCCACACCCTGGAAATGCCCCACAGTCAGCTCTGAGGCAAACTGAAGCGTGTAGTACGTCACACTCCGATCCATTGAAGTGACTTCACCGCTCAGGTACTCGACAGGCTCATAACTCGCCCCAGGCACCCAGCCGATCAACGCCCGCCAGACCTCGGCCCGCAGCAGATGCAGCGCATCGGCGGTTTCTTCGCCTCGCCGGACCTCTGCCGTACTCAGGATCAGCACCACTGCAAACCGATCCTCTACAGACTGCACCGATACATTCTGCGTACTGCTGGGTTCGGCATCGTCACCTGCAGGAAAAACCACGGCAGCAGGCGTCTCCAGCTTGACCTGCCCACGCTCCGGCTGAAAGTCCAGCGCAATCCCCACCCGACCTCCAAGCGTGGGGCAATACTGGCGCAGGTGCGCAACTACATCAGATATCTTCATGCCAGCGCTTCCTCCATGCCTCGGGTCAACGTGTTCCTGACTTCGGATTCCTTGGCAGCCAGAGCATCTGCAATCCAGTTCTCACGCGGTTTCAGCCCGCGAGTGGTGCCGTAATGCAGGTATGCCGCATAGAAATCCTTCTGATCCTGACGCTTTTCGTGATAGACCTTCGTCAGCAGACCTGACCGGCTCACCTTCACCTTGAGAGACTTCAAAAGCCGCCCGGTCTGTCTGGCTGGATAACCGCTTGTGGCCACCCGCGCAGCAATCTTTTTGCGGGCAGCCTTTGCAACAACCTGACCCGACTGACGAAACGCACGCCGCAATGGCGCACGCTTGAACATCTGCGCCGGGATCTTGTTGAAACCTTCAACCTCAAGATGCGCTTGCACCCCACTCATCACAACACCTCCGCATCGCCGATTTCTTCGACATCCAGCACGAGAAACCGACCCGCCCCTTGCAGATCGGCACATCGTCGAATCGCGTAAACACGCCCCCGGCTCACCACCTCATGGTCTGAAGTAATGCCATCCGAGTAGCGAACAATGCACCGATGCGTCACCCGCTCATCTGTTTGCACCGACGCAGCCCACACCGCAGTTCCAACAGGCTTCAAGCTGGCCCATCTGCGTATGCTGGCCGGGTAGGAAGAAATCAGCGAGGCATACCCCGAAGGTCTATCCGTGCGCAGCCTGATTTCCACTTTGCGATCCAACTCACCCGACTCGGGGAACGGAAAGGAAACACCTGACCTTGGTTTCATAGCATCACCTACTCATCGTAGAACCAGCGATGCAAATCCATCACTTGCCGCGCCCCCATCGGGACTTCCATCAGTTGCACGTCCGTTGATACCCCTTTGTGCGTAACCCAATGGTCGACAAGCATCAGGAGGGCAACCAGAACATCCCCTTCGATTCTTTGCGCATTGGCAGGTGCGTCTGCAGGAATCTCCCCTTGAAACAGCACCCGCCCTGTACGCTTCTCGAAAAGCCGGATTGCCGCATCTCGATAGGACGTGAGCAGCATGTCGCTCACGTCCTCTGGATCCACCCGGCAGTGCTCTCGGACAAGATCCAGTTCTATCATCAGCCGCCCGATGCAGGCTTGCCCTGCAGCGCCTTGATAGCCGAAAGATCCTGCAGCACGCAGCCGAAGCGATGGAAAGCCAGGAAAGCGACCTGGTCGAACTCGGCGTAGCGCTCAGTCAGTCGTCGCAGCGCCATGTAGCGCACACGGCGGATAACGAACTGATCGAAATCGCCCGCAAACATGAACTTGGCACCAGCGGCAATATCCGGAATCGCTTGGTCGATGACGTACTGGCGGTTCAGGATCGTGGCCGGGGGACCGTTGGCAACTCCGGGCAGCCACAGCGGACGGTTCTGGCCATCCTCCATTTCTTCCAGAGCCTGCAGGGTCGCATCGTTGAACGCCAGCCGGAACTTGGGCGCACGGCGGTAAGCCGGATCGATAGAGTGGATCAGTGCATTGACATCTTTCCAGTTGAAGGTCGTTGCCGCTGCGGTGGTTTTCCCAACGGCTGCGGATGCCGCCAAGCCCTTGGGCTGCAGCGGCGTGCCGGCACCAGTTCCCTGCACCACCAGACGGGCTTCGGCGCGACCGATGCGTGACGCAATCCGGCCAGCGAGAAATGCCTCCATGTTGATCGCCGTGTCGGTCAACAGCTCGTTGCTGACGCGGATGATCTTGGATGAGAGCTTGTGCGCGCCCAGATTGTCGGTGCCGAAGGTCACATCGCCCTCGCTGGCTGCCTGGTTTTCGCCCAACAGTTCGCCTTCCTCTGCGGTGCCGTCGCTGGTCGGCCATTCGATGATGTTGCCACCATCGGTGACAATCACCCGTGAGACGCCAGCAATGCCGCCATAGTCCTTCATAGCCTCATGGACCTGGGCGACAAATGTTTTCGGCACGGTGTAGCCACCCTTGTCGTTCACGCCAGCCGCCTGTGCGCGTTGCTCGTCCTGGCGGGCCAATGCACGCTGTTCAGGCGTCAGTGCGCCCAGGCCCGCACTCAGGTACGCATGAAAGGCCTGCGAGCGCTGCTCGTCCTCGTCCTCCTGGCCGACTTCTTGCCGCGCACGCCGGCCAATATCATCAGCATTGTCATCAACATGACGCTGCTCTTGGTCGCGCAACTCCTCCTCGCGCTGGATGCGATCATCCAACTTCTTGATGTCGGCTTTCATCGCAGCCCACTTCGAGCGTTGTTCATCGCCCCATTCGGCATCGCCCTGGGCGTCGTGGTAGGTGCGCATCTCGGTTGCCAACCGCGCACGCTGTTGTTGCAGTTCTGCCAGAGTCATGGTGTGTTTCCTTACAGATTGAGAAGATCAAGAAAGCGTTCGCGGGAGCGACGCTCGGTTACAGCTTTGGAGGCCAAACGCTGCCCCTCTGCCTGCTGCCAGGCGTCCAGCGAGCGCTGAGCGGCATGAGCGCCGTCATACGCGGGATAAGTCACAGGCGACACGTCACGCAGTGCCGCAATCCGATGGATGGTGCGCACGACAAACTCGCCCTCTTTGCGCCACTCATCGCCGTCATCGGCCACCTGGAAGGCGAAGCTGCTGCCAGTCACGTCACCCCGCGCCAGCGGCGTGAGCACCAAGTCACGCACCATCTGGGTATCGGGTGGCGTGATCGTGTAGGCCAGGCCTCGGCTATCGAGCGATAGCTGCAGCGTGCCGCTGCGTGTGCGGCCCAGCACAAAATTTCGGTCATGATTGAACAGGGCGCGTACGTCATCACCCATCACGTCATCAAATGCACCTGAGGCAATCTCCTCGTAGAAGCTGCCAAACAGCAGCGCACTACGTTCATTGATGACAGCGCCATAACCAACAATCGTTGTCGGCTGTCCGTCGCTGGCAGCACGAAGCTCACACGGCTGGCTCACCAGCGTGCGTTTTTCGATGTCTTTCATCGTGGTTCCTATTCGTTGGGTGTATCAGTCGGCTTGGTCAAGGCCAATGCCTCGCTAAGCGGACGAGCGTTGACGCTGATCAGCATTTCATCCAAACCATCGACCGGATTCATGTCCTCAAACAGACGGACCTCATTGCGGGTCATCCAGCCATCGGTGATTGCGTAGTGATAGAACTCGGCACGTTCCTTGGCTGTGCCTCGCAACAGACCGCCCAGGTTGAGTTTGATGTAGTAGCCTGCGGCCCGCTCAGATCGAGTGAAGATGCGCCGGTTCAACTCCTGTTCCCAGTTCTGCACCCACGGCATGATCGTGTGCCGAACGAACTGAATGGCCTGCTCACTAATATTGGAAAACGTGGCCTTGTCCAGGTCGTTGATCATGTGTGCCGGCACATTGAACAGTCCAGCAATCTCGGACCGGCTCAACTTGCGAGACTCGATAAATTGAGCGGCCTCCGGTTCAATACTCAGCTTCTTGAAGTCCAGATCGGCGGGCAGCAACAAGGTCTTGTTGTCCGACGACATCAAGCGCACTACCGCCTTCTTCCAGAACTCTTTCAGCCGCTCCCAGCTATCTTTGCTCAGATCCCCTTTGGCTGTTAGCAAGCCAGTCGGCTGCCCGCCTCCATCGAAAAACTGTTTTCCGTAACGCTGTGCCGACAGCCCCAGGCCAATGGCCTCAGCGTTCTGCATGATGGGGCTGATGCCGATTCGCCCATCACGGCCCAAAGCCCGGATATGCAGCATGTCCTCGGGCGGGATAGCCAGCATCCGACCCTCATCATCATCCCAGGATGAATACACTCGCCGCCCACCCACCTTGATCAGCGTTGTTTCCTGGGGCAGGAGCCGCTCAATAGATAGCAACTCGCCACGCCTGGACCGAACCAGGCGTGAATACCCGTTCCCCCAGCCCAACACATGACCCATCATGGTTTCGCGCCATTTGTAGGAGGTCTGCCAATCATTCGGGGCATCATGCAGCAGGTGATGTGCCGGATGATCTGAGCCGGGCTCGATTCTCCCCCCCTGCTTACGCAACACCGCCACAGGCAACTGCGCCAACGAGCTGGCCAGGACATAGATGCAGGAATACACAGCCGCCAGTCGCCAGCCACTCTCTGGCGTGACGCGAACCCCTCGCTCATTGCCGTGCAAATACTCCTGCAGGTTTTGCCCGGTCAGCGGTACTCCCGGATCCTCCAGTGATCGCCGTTCAAATAGTCTGTCCAGCAGCATCACGCCCCCCTGCGCCAGGCCGGCAATACAGCAGCAGCCAGCAGCAAGCCCCCCAGGATGGTGAGCGCCACACCCAGCCCATACGTCAGGCACAGGCCGGCAAAGAGACATCCCAGCCCCATCACGGCCACCAGATCACGAACCAGATTTTTCATCACATCACCAATATGTCATCGTCGCTCAGCGACTCCAGTACCGACCGCTTCTGCGGCGGTGCCATCGCCCTACTGATCGCCATAATCAGAGCCACCGCCCCATCGATCTTGTTGTCATCGCCCTGCTTGATCGGGCGCACGATGTCATCGCTCCCAGGCAGATACTTGCCTACCACGTTGCCCACACACCAGGTCATGATCGGATGCCCGTCATGATGAAAACGGCCCGACAGAATCGCCGCCTCCAGCTCCTTCATGGGGTCAGCCATGTTCGTGTAGTTCTGCACGATCGTGACCGGAGTCAGACCCTCGTCATCCAGTTGATGCGAAAGGTTTGCCGCACCATGCGGATCGATAGGGCTCGACTCCACCGGGGCCAGTTCGTTGACATCCAGCGCCTCGGCCAGAATGTCCCGGTAGTCAATCTCGGCCCCATCCGTCTGGATCAGATGGCCTGACGCAACCCACTTCTGATACCTGTCAGCCATGCGCCTGTTTTCGGTTCCCAGCACCGTATCCTCTGGCACCCAAAAAATCGGATCGATGCAGTAGTAATGCCGCTTTCCATCGATATCCCGATGGAACAGCTTCACCAGAGCGGTCAAGTCAACCTTGGCGGCCAGATCCAACCCCAGAGTGCAGCGCTGGCCTCTGAACTGATCCAAAGACAGGCTGGCATCCAAGCATGGAGATGCGCCGAACTTCGCCATGTTGAAGAAACCCGTCTTGGCTGCGGTCCACACGTTCAAGTGCTTGTTCTTGAACTTCCCGGCAAAGCGCGCACGCCGGATAGCCTGTGCCTGCTGCGACTCCAGATAATCCTGGTAGACGGAAATTCCGATATTGGGATTGGCCTTGGCCAGCACCTTCGGATCTGTCCACTCGTCACCCTCGTCAATAGTCCAGATCCACCCAAACAGCTCTTCATTGGGCACCAACCCTTCCAGCATCTCGATCACTTCCTGCCGTTTGTCATAGCAAGGGCCGGCAATATTGGAGCCTGCTGTCGTGATGATGAACATCAGTGGCTGACGACGCGCGCCCATACCTGTCTGCATCGTCACATACAGGTCATCAGCATCATGTTCATGGTATTCATCAACAATGGCACATGATGGCGACGCCCCATCACCAGGATTACCGATGATCGGCTCAAACCGACTACCATCCTCTGGCCGATTCAGATTCGCCGCGTTGACCTCGATTCCCAGCAGTTCCTTCAGCTCTTCCGTTCGGTTGACCATGTATCGCGCTGGCCTGAACACCTCCCAGGCCTGCTTTTCTGTGGTCGCGCCGCTGTACACCTCGGCACCAAACTCGCCATCAGCACAGAACATGCCCAGGCCAACACCCGCTGCAATCACGCTCTTTCCGTTTTTGCGCGGCACCTCCCAATATGACTCGCGAAACCGACGCATGCCATCTTTCTTGCGCACCCATCCGAAGGTGCAGGCCAGCCCGAACAACTGCCATGGCTCCAGCGTGATTTTCTTTCGCTCACGCGCCCACTCGCCCTTTGTGTGAGGCAAGAACTCAACAAAACGCAGCTTCTTCTCGGCCTTAGCTTGGTCGAAACGGTACGGATAGTCACGACCCTTACTCCTTTCCAGGTCATCAATGTGCCTCTGACAAGCCTGCGTGACATATCGACAGCACGGAACTTTGCCGCGCAGGACATCGCGGGCGAACTGCTGAGCCGCAGCCACCCGTGGATATTTCGCCCTTGCCATGTCACATTTCCAGAATCGCTGCCAAGGCCGCGCCGGCATCCCTCTTCTTGGGGCCGAGTAACCGCTGCCTGCTGGATGGGTCCAGGCCTAGCAGAGAGCCGAACGTCGCCATCTGCCGTGTCGCTTCGTTAATTATTGTGGCAGCAGGATTTTTGACCATGCCGCCCTGTGCGCCAGGCACCGTGATGCCGTGCTTTGCGATATCTTGCTCTGCCTTTCTGAACCGCCCATAGGCCGCGCAATAAAACTCCAGATTCTGTATGTCCGTCGCCTGCAATACCTGCTGAGCACACAGCAACGGTGCCAGGTGTTGCCACAACTCACGACCTTCTTCCTGCATCCATACTGGCGGATCGATATTGATCACCCCGCCAAACTCTGGTGCCTGCTTGTTCAGCACGCGCTTACCCGGATTGCCCGCAGCGACCTTGCGTTCAACCGGTTTAGGCTTTCGGCCTGACCGGCCCGCAACCCCTGCCATAGGCTCAACTCCTGAATTTCATTTTTCGCGGGTACAAAAATTTGACTAGGCAGGTGGTCACCAAGGAGCACGCCCCCCAGAGATTTACCCACCCCCTCCCCCTTCTCGCGGCTTTCCTGGCAGGCCCCCACGACCGCCAACAGGCTCCACACGGGCCGATTTCTCGACACACAACCCTCTGCTACCACAAGAAGGCTGAACGCTCCTACGCGCTCCTAGTCCGTCTCGTCGCCCTTGCCGATTCGGCCTGTGACTTTGCCTTGTGGCACTCACTGTTGATTGCCCGCAGGTTCGATGGATGATCCGTGCCACCCTCGGCCTTCGGTATGACGTGATCGACTTCGGATGCATTGCGCACCCTGCCCGTCTTCTTGCACTCGTCGCAGCGACAGCGCCAGCCATCACGCTGCAACACCAACAGGCGCAGCTTGCGCCATGCGGCACCATACCCGCGCTCAGCAGCAGATCCACGTCGAGCGCCTTTCCATGCTGCAGCTAGATCCTGGTGCGCATCACAGTAGCCATTGGCGTTTCGATGCAACGCGTTGCAACCTTGGGCGCGACACGGACGGCTTGGGCGCTGCGCCATGATGCAACTCTCCTATATGATCACGTCACTCCGATATAAATGAGGATGCCGGAATGCTCACTTTTTATGTGCCGGGAAAATACGAAAACCCTCTGACTGCTGATGGAAGGGCTCGCACAATAGCCGCCTTCTATCTAGCCCAAGGCAATACGGACATACTGTCTGACGCGGAAATGCGCGGCGACGTGCTCCGCCACCTAATGAGTCCCAGGGCTATAAATTGGTGGGTCGAAAAACAATGGATCGAGGAATCACGCAGACATGGGCGAACTCGCATGCTCAGACTTACCCAGCTAGGGCTGCAGACATGCTCAAACAGTCTCGCCGGTCTCGCCGCAGTCAACACGACCAACACGTTAGTTAGCGAAAAACGACGGGTTATGTCCCAAGGCGGGCCGAATCACACAAGCAAGGAGTTTGGCGACTTGCCCGTCTCCACATAAGCAAGGGCAAAGGCCTGCTGCTTTAGGGGCAGGGCCATATGTGTCATCCATAAAAAAACCGCCCCGTGGGGCGGGCAAGTGCCATAACTTACTATGGCGTCTGCCGCCAATTTTTGTAGGCCTTGTAACCGAAGTACCCAACTACCCCGACGACCGCGGCACCAGCCAGAGCAGCGCCGGCAACAACAACTGCACCCGTAGTTGCCGCCGTCGTAGCTGCTGTAGTTGCCACCGCGGTAACGCCACCAGCCATTCCGGCCCCACCAGCAGCAACTGCCCCGCCTCCAGCTGTTGCCAATGCGGCCGTTGTGGCCGAGGCGGCAGCACCTGCGCCAACACCAGCTGCGCTGGTTGCCGCGGTCGCAGCCCCAGCGGCGATCCCCCCCAGAGAAGACGCTCCTATTGCGCCACCCCCAGCGGCTCCAGCCGCGGCAAAGATGCCTCCGGCAGCCACCTCATCTCCATTTACCTGCACACTACACCCCGCAACAAGTAACCAAAATAGACATGTTGCCACAATGCTTTCTCTAAGTCATGCAATCGCTCCCCTGCCTATCTGTTCGTCATAAGTGCTGAAAGCTGAAGCAACATCAGGTCATCCCAAAAGAAAAGCCCCGATCAGCGTGGGGCTGTCGGGGCAAGCGTGCAATCTTAATTGCTTGAGTAACTACACAGCAACCCAAGTCATATCTGCTATATGAGGATATAGGTTATGGTTACCATTCCAAAAAAGTAATGGATTAATTCAAAATGCCACAATTTGCCGGGTACGAACTTAACATCAAACAACTCGTAAACAGAATCGCTCGTATCCAGAATGACATCACTGAACAAGGCGAAGGGCCTTACGCAAAACAGCGAGCAGCATTTGAAGCTGCTCAGGTGTTTCGTGACAACCCCAGCGCAGAAACAGCTGGTGTGTTTTCACGTACGGTTTTTGTGTGGGGTGGCGGACACGGTTTAGCAAATTATCCAAAGGTACTTGAAAACACGCCAACATGGGGCCAGCACGTACATGATTGGCTTACTTCCGAAAATCTTTTACTCATCCCCACTCGAGATGCGATTCAGAACGGAAGACGTCTGTATATAGATACAGCGTTCTTAAGTAAGCATCTCCGTATCTTCGATCCGGTCAACTTTGCCACCCTAGATAGCATCCTCGAAATTCATCTAGGGTATTCCCTCAAGCCTGTTGGCTACGAGCGATTCATCGCTGACCTACAATCATTCAAGCAGACATACCACCTTAATGCCCCCATCGGTGATATCGAGCAGGCGATGTACGAACTCATCCAAGACAACCAATGACCGCACTGACCTGAAACGCAAAAACCCGCCTTGCGGGCGGGTCTGTTTGCTCAGGACGCATGTCCTCGGGCGTATTGTCTCAAATCACGTCCCAATAATCCAGCATTTATCTGAACTTGATGTCCCAATCCGCGCCGCCACGAATAGGACGCGGATTTTGTTCGACCGCCGTGCCTCTCGACTACCTTGGCATCGTTGATCAGATATTCAAGAGCGCGCTGGACCTGTTTGCGAGCAGCGGCTTTTTGCTGGTCCGAAAGTGACATGGCAAGCGTAACGTGGCTCAGTATCTGCCCTGTCCGAAATTGATGCTCTGGATATGAGCCCAACAAATCTATGATCTCCGGCGCGTACTTCATGCTGCCGCCCTCCTGATCAGTGCCCTGAACTGATCCACGGCCAGCCGATACTCGCGCCCAGTCAGGCAAACCGCTGTTGCCTGCTTGATCCAACGGCATGCAGTGGCCTGCCGCTCCCCCTGATCCAGCCCCGCAAAGCGCACATGCTTTTGCGGATACTCTGCCGTCACCGCCATCTGAACGTACCGATGCTGACGGCTATACAGATCCTGCACCGCCTGTCCGTGGTCCTGCTGGATTGTCTCGAATGCCCGTTCATCCTCGGGGAAGTAGACTGCCATGTTGCCTACGGTCTCCCCTTGCCAACACCACCGCGCCCAGTTCCAGAGCAATGCATCTGCTGACAGTCCACAGCCACGCAGCCGGGCAACCACATCCGACATATTCACTCCTTTACCTCTGTCGCATAAATTGCTACCGCAATGGCAGGCCATGCGTGGCTGCTGACGCCATACAGCGGCCCTGGTTGTTTCTTGGTGCCGATCTGCGGCACGGCACCGCCCCCGGTACGCGGGTAACGATCAAGGATTGCCTGCCGTACATTGGCATCCTTGGCCTTGGGAGACCGGCACAGATGCAGCTTGGCATCCTGGCGAAAGACCAAGCGTACAGAGTCAGGATCCCTCCATGCCTGCTGATAGCGGCCTATCCAGCGCACCGTATCAAATACTTCGCGCCCTACCGGCATGCCATAGCTGGCCACCATCTCGATTGCGAGACTACTGACCTGACTGGCACGCACCCAGCCCAGCAGATCATGGTTGTCAGCCACGCCAGCATCCTCCACCTGTCCATCAGGGGTATACAGGCACCATCCGGACTTCTCTGGACCTGGATCGATTGCAAACACAGTCATGCAGCGCCCCCAATCTGAGCCAGCAACACACCAAACCGGCCATGCTGACGCGCAGCAGCCAGCACGGTCAACGTGTCCAGATCCATTGAGCCAGCATGTCCGTACACGCCTGCGGGTGGCTGGTTGTGCCGGGTACTGACCCCGCCGATACGCTTTGCCCGCTTCTCGGTCATCAGAGCTGACACAGCGATACGCACCTTCTGCTCATCCTCGCCAATGCGTTGAGCAATATCGGTAGTCGTGCCTGGTGTCGCCAGCGCTGCAAAAACGATTTCGCGCAGTGATTTCTTTTTCATGCCGCCTTCGCCCCCTCTTCTTCCATGCCCAGCGCACGGCGGGCCATCTGTTGCATGACCAGCGTTGCCCGACGCTTCCCGGCCAGCACCTGTCGCGCCCAGTCTCGACCGTCGCCCCGTGGTGCCAGTAGATCCGCCCCCGTGCGTTGCTTGATTTCCTTGAGCACACCGATGGCCTGCTCTTTATCCGCAATGGTCCGGCCCGGCGCGACCAGCGCAGGGGCAGGCATCGGGATATCAGCCCATTGCCGCTTTGCAAACTCACTGATCAGTGCCGCCTCCCATCGCTTCTGGATAACCGCCCATGCAGCATGCAGCAGGTCATGCTGGCCCATGCCGATGGCAGCCCAGTAGATCGCCGGGTGTGACCAGTTTCCACGCTCACCACGCCGGCGGGCTTCAATCCCGGACACTGCCTCCCGGTACGCGATTTCCGGGTCCATGTACGGACGGCAGGCCCGGACAAATTCCTTGTATGACGGAGGCCAGTCGTACATCTGGCGGCAGTTGGCAATGCCCTGCTTCAGCTCACGCGGGTCGATCTGATCTTCCACGAATCCCTCAGACCACGCCTCCTCCCAAGCGCGGATAGCCTGCTCGCTCGGGTAGTTCTGCCGCCAGCGGCCCGGATACAGCCCATCCATGCGGCTGAAGAGCAGACCCATGAGGCTCATCGGCTCATCGCCCTGGTGATGCCGCACTGACGGCTCAAGCCACACGGACAGCATCGACATCGATGATGGTTGGATCGGTTGCATCGTTTGCATGGTTCTGGCTCCCGTTGTGACGAGTTCGGATGTAGGTGGATGGGTCGAACTTCCCGCCCGGCTGCTGTGCTGCGCCCTGACGGCCGGTGGCCCACTTCGTGCGGTATGCCTCAGCGCTGGCGATCAACAGGCCGATGTCGTGCATCCGCCTGACGACCTGGACATCCTCATCCCGCAGAAACCACGCAGCCACTGCTGGCGCTTCATCCCTGCCCAGCCTGGCAACCAATTGCCGGACGTGAGCATTGACCTTGGCATTGCGTACCGGCGTTGCACCGTACCGGGCGGCATAGGCCTGCGAGTAGCTTGCCCACGTTGCCCTGCAAGCCTCCTGCACCTCCGTCTCGCTGGGAGCATCCGGACGCGCTGCTTTGCGGCGCGAATGGTTCTCTGTAGGTTCCTTTACGGTTCCCTTACGGTTTGGGTGCGCCTGGTGCGCCTCTGGAGGTGCGCCTCCTGCACCCCCAGGTGCGCCTGCTGCATGGGGGGGTGCGCCATCTGCACCCCCTGCGCCATTTGCACCCGGTGCGCTATCTGCATGGGGTGCGCCGTTTGCATCCGGTGCGCCTGCTGCGCGGGGTGCGCCATCTGCACCTCTGACACGCTTGCGTGATGCTGGTGCTTTTGTCAGGTCCAGCTTGCTCGGCGTCAGCACATAGGACGTGCTCTTGTTGTGCCGGAAATCACGCCGCAGCACGCCTACTGCCTCCAGCCACAACAACGCGTCCTGTACAGCCCTGCGCGACAGACACGTGCGAATGGCAATGGTGCCCACAGCAGGCCAGCACACGCCATCGTCGTTGGCCTGGTCAGCCATGGAAATCAACACCGCCTTCTGCGCCGCCGACATGCCCTGCAACGGCCAGCAGGCCGACATGATGATTGTGCTCATACAGTTACTCCATACTCATTGACAGCACGCAGCGCCCCCTCTGGGACCTCATGACCGGCCTGCTGCAGAATTTCAATGCATCGGCGCAGCAGGTCTATCTGCCGCCCGTACTTTTCCTCGAATCGTGCTTTGTGGGGATGCACCGCAATGCGCCCCGGCCCGCCGGTCCCGTCCTGATGGTTGCCTGCACTCAACGGCAACACCAGCCAGTGGGCATTCGGCTTCGTCCGGCCATCTATATGGTGGATGCTGACCTGATCGTCTTGGATGCCGTCCAAGCGGCTGGCAATGCAACCAACCTCACGCGCCAGCAGATCCCAAAAACGCAGTTGCTCAGCGGTCACGCGGCGACCTTTCATTCCTTTGGACTTGATTGGCTTCGCCCATTTCGTCATGACAGTGCGCTTGATGCCCTGGGTGGCCCGGCTCATGGGTTTCTTTGCCCGTAGGGGCTTGCCAGGCCTGAGAGTCGAGTTCCGAATCATTACGCCCCCAGTACCCAGCGCAATGCCGCTGCGTAGTCGCCCTGGGCTGTTTCCAGGGCCTGCTCGATTTCTTTCTTTCCGCGCATTCGAGGCTTGGCTTCGCCCAGGACCGCACGCTGACGCCGGGCCCGTTCGTGCGGCTTCACGCCCTGACCGGCCTCAATCAGTTGCTGAACCTTCTCGCGTTGCTCTTCGGGCGGTAGCGCCCCCAGCGCCTTGGCCTGCGTCACTCCGACCTGCCCAGCCTCGACGGCTTGCTGTACCGCCTGGGTGCAATCCAGCAATGCCAGGGTATTGCGCACCGTCTGTATCGAGCAGGCGTAGATCACGGCCAACTGCTCTTCGTCTCGACCCATGGCGAGATGCCGGCGCATCTTCTCAGCGCGGCCCAGGGGACTGTCTGCCGTCCGGGCCTCGTTCTCGCTGGCAATCGCGTCCAACGCATTCTGGCGCTTGCCCTGGTACACCACACCCTGAATACGCAAAGGCTCAACACCACGCTCACGACGCCACTGGTTTGCCAAACGCGCCGACTTCACCCGCTGGCGACCAAACACGACTTCGGTATTGCCCGTCTCCGGGTTCTTGGAAATCGCCACCGGCTCCAGCACGCCCTGGTAGTCGATGTTTCGAGCCAGGGCTTCATCCACCGGCAGATGCACACGCTCGTCATACAGAGGCGATGCTTCATCTGTCACCAGCGTCAGCGTGTCCGGATCGAAAAGCAGCACGTTCGTCTTGCCCGCTGCTCCGTAGGCATCAATCGAATTTTTCGCCATGTCTGGCCTCACTGATAATTGGCAATCTGCCAGTTCACATAGGGAATCCGCACTCGGCGGTGGAATCTCTCAGCGGCAGCCTTGTTGCTGTCCAGCTCGGCACGGCTTTGGATGCCGCAACGCTGCCGAATCCACTCCGCTGCGTCCTCGCTGCTGGCCGTACCGCTGAACGCCCGGAATCTCGGCTGGCTGCAGAACGTGCCGGCAAGACGCGCCAGCTGCCCGCCCTTTTGTCTGGTCCTGGTATCCATGCTCATGTCCTGTAGAGGTTGCGTTCCGCTCGATGCAGCAGCGTGCGGGTATCGCGGAACAACAAGGCCAGGCGATCCTTCTCTTCAAGATCAACCTGGTTGTCGGCAACCGTCTCTGCCGTCGTACCGGCAATCTGGCCGGCCATGGCAGCGATCAACATCACCTTCGCCTGCAGCGCCGTGACTTCATCCTTCCAGCCACCGGGCGGCGCAGGTGGAATCGCATCCACTGCCAGCCCTTGCTGCACGGCATGCGCCTGGATCCAGTCACGGGCGTACTCAGCGCCCCCAGCCTTCTCTTCCATCCATTCCGTCAGAAGGTCGGCCATGGCCACCGTGATCTCGTCTCCATTCACGCCCCGCAACTTCGCCCGCAAGCTCTCCGGGTGAATGCCGCGCCCCCGGCGCTCTGTCAGATATCGCGCTGCATCTACAACTCCGCCTGGCGTGCGCCGGACACTGTTGTAAAGAACGTCCTGCCAATCCGTGTTTGAGTATCGACACGTCACCTTGAAACTCCTGTCATTTCAGCGTTTCGCCTCTCGGCTGATCGCCCTACCATCCCTCTGTCTTCAACCAACTGTCAGATCTACGGATGGATCAAAATCACTGCGCCCCCGACAATCGAGGCATGAAAACCGATACCGAACGCCTGCTGCGTCAGGCCCATCTGCTTGCGTCCCAAGTCACTGGGCGCCCTACCGTCTCCGACAAGCTGCTTGTCGCTGTCTTTTGCAGGCTCTGCTATGAGCAGGATGGCGATGTGGATCCCCTGCCCGATGACATTGACGAGGATTCCGCCCCCGGTAGTGCCCTGCACTGATCAAACGTCAGTGGGTCCTATCGGGATGCGATCGTCACGCTTGTCTTTGGTGTCAGGCATATGCCCTCCTGTGTATGGGTGGCTGGCTCCCTCGGGTAAGATCAGAAATTCCAGTAACCAATCTTTTCTTAGAAGGAACTAGAAGTGAACATAAATTGGGAGTTCTTGATGGGGCTTCTCTTGCCTGCGTATGGAGTTGGATATGTATGGCTAATTCGCACTGCACGGGACGACCCAGCCATGTATGCGGAGGTAGAAAAACACCTGAAACGGTTGTTGATTGCACTTCAAGTGGCTTTTTTGGTCGTCACTATCCTTGTTGTTGAATACTCTGGTTTCCCTGATGAGTTCCAGAGAGACACCTTGAGCCTATCTTTTGTCATGATTCTGCTGACACACATCATCCAAATATCGTTTAGGTTCTTTAGGCGCATCGCAGCCCTCCCTCCGAAAACAGAAGGAAGGGAAGCGACAAAAGAGCTCCATACAGAAGTCCAATCAAAACGGAGCGAATGAAATCCTTTTTACGCATTGGTGGGCTCCTTGGGGTGGGTGGAAATTCCCGCCGCCAGCCGATTCAGCGTCCGCGTTCCAGGATTGGGTATATGTCCGTTCATGAATTTAGATATCCATGAATAGCTAACACCAGACTGGGAAGCAATTTCCTTCCATGTCCCGCGCCGGATCTCCAGTTCTCTGCGGATCGTGGCTTCAATGGTTTGTGTGCTCATGCGCACACAATAGCAAAACTTTGCTATTGATACAAGCAACACTTTGCTAGCAATGAATTGCACACTTATATGATGGGCCAAAAGACTGTCAATGAGATTCTTGCCGAGAACCTTTCCCGACTCATGGATGAGCGCGGGATAAAGCAGCTCGGCCTTGCAAAACAGTCTGGTGTCGCACAGACCACCGTAAGCCTCTACCTCAATCCAGAGCGCAGGCAGCCCGGCAAGACTGGAAAAATTCCATCAGCCAAGCTCACAGAAGTAGAAAAATTAGCGCAGGTGTTCGATATCCCGGTATGGGAACTGCTACAACCTGCCCTGCCAAAGCCCCGCGCTTTACAACAGATAGTCACCGACGCAGTGGATGCCGCCAATCAGGAGGAGTACGTTCCTGTACGCAGGGCCTCCGTGAAGATCGTTGGTGGTGATCCTGTCATCACAGTGGATCCCGCAGGTGGTGACTTCAATGGCGTCATCAACCTATCGAAGACCTGGCTGCAAAAGCGTGGCCTGAAAGCTGAAAGCGTTTTTGTCGCTACAGTGGCCGGCGACAGCATGCAACCACGCATCCATGAGGGAGACCTGCTCCTGCTCAACCAGGCCGACACAACCAAGCGTGATGGCAGGGTCTATGGCTTCGTTCATGATGGACGGTTCGTCGTCAAGCGGCTACGCAAAGATGGTCGCCGCTGGTTGCTGACATCAGACAATCCCGAATACGCCCCCATTGAAGCAATCGAGGCTACAAAGGTTGTTGGGCGTGTTGTCCTGATGCAAGGGGAAGGAGTCTAGGAATTTGAGGTGCCCAGGAGCGCCCTCTTACGCAGATCATGCAACAAGAAATGTATTTTTAGGCAAAAAGTAAGGCAGCAGGGAATCCGGCAGATGCAGCAAAAAATATAGGGACAGACATGGGATGGTTATCAGATGTACGCGCTCACACAGACACCAACGCCAAAGACGACAATGGGCAGCCACAAATATCCCATTTTCGTTCGTACGCGGTCCAAGCTAGGCAGGTCGACGAACTGATCGGGCTAATCAAAGGAGTTCTGGCTGATGGAGTTCTATACCAGGAGGAGGTGGTATTCCTGCTGAAATGGCTGGAAACCAATGAGCAAGTTCGCGAAGAGTGGCCGGCCAATGTGCTGTACCCAAGAATACATGCAGCGCTTCTGGATGGGCACGTAGACGAGCAAGAAGAGCAGGAGCTAATGTCGCTGCTGCTCGCAACTATTGGCGGGAACAGTGGCCCATCTCGTGGTTACGCCAGCGACAGCACATCACTCCCGTTGTCTAGCCCAGAGCCCGAAATCGTTTTTGAGGGGAGCGTTTTTTGCTTCACGGGCGCATTCAACTCTGGCACCCGTGCGTGGTGCGTAGAGCAAGTGGAATCCCGTGGTGGACTGTTCAAAGCGACTATCAGTAAAAAATTGGACTACTTGGTCATTGGTGATGTGGGAAGCCGGGATTGGCTGCACTCAACTCATGGCACCAAAATCAAGCAGGCTGTCGATTACCGGAACAAAGGAGCAGCCCTGCACATCATCAGCGAACAGCACTGGTATAAGGCATTGCAATGCTGATTACACGATCAATTTCTGAGCCCATACGGACTGGGCTGAAAACAGAAGAGCTATGGCACGCCGAAGACAAAGGCCTCATCAAGTGCTGGGAGACGGGCAGAGAACTGGCTGCAAAAGGCTCTCCTTTGGCTACGCAGGCAGCAGCAGGAGAATTGCCCAAGCTCAACTTCCGTGGCGGCTTGGACCGGCCCCTCAAGGTCAGAAAATATGGAACCCTCCAGTATCTGGCGCAATGGCAAGGCCTGCGCCAGGAAGATCTGATCGTCGATACCCAAAGGGAGCCCGCGTTGATATGCAGCAAACACGGAACCACCGTGATCTTTACTGCCGACATCGATAAAATCGGCGATGAGTAGCAAACACTGAGAGACACCAATGCTACGCCCCCGGACTAACCATCCCAACACCAACCGCATACAGCGCCTGATCCTGGCCGCTGTGCTGCTGCTCGCCTCAGCCCTGCCCTTCACCGCGCACGCGTAACGCGCCCCCTGCAGCGGTAGCAAGGGTGGCATCTCGCATTGCGAGGGTGAGGTGTTCGTGTGCAATGACGGTTCTGCAAGTGGGAGTAAGCGCTCCTGCCCTGCATATCTGGGGCAGAGTAGACCGCAACAACTACTTTCACCAGAGCAACCACCAGCACAGGAAGCAAGCGCGGTATGAGAGGCAATAGCGCGACAATAGGTGCTGACTTCTGCAGCCAGTCTCCAAGCAAAAGCCCCTCTCAAGAGAGGGGCCCATAAGCTTAGCTACGGCTTATATAGATCTTGAATGGCTTATTCGTCGCCCTGATGACCTGACCATTCTTGGTGATCGTCCAGCGAAGAATAAAGGTACCACGCTCATCAGTGTATTCCATGATGAAGCCTCCCTAAAGAAGGGGATGCCACCACTTTGTAAATTCGCTAGACATAGGAAAATTTTTTGCCTAATATAAAACGGCTTTACTTCAAAACCCAAGGCTGTTCTTCCTATACTGGCAGCGGGTGGAAAACTGCTAAAAGTTGGCACGCCAATGCCGACTCCCTAGCTTGAGGCCGTTTGTTTTGGTTTTACAACACCAAGGCAAACGGCCTTTCCTATTCCAAAGACAGTGTCAACTGCTTCGGCCTTGTCCTTATCCTGGCCCTCCTTGCCCCCATCATGATTTTGAGAACTGTCTCGGAAAACAAGTCTGCCTGCCATTCAGCGTCTTCCTGTTCTGTAGCTGATATTTCTGAAAAATGCAAAACCGGCTTGTGAGCCAAGAGCAGGTGCCCAAGTTCATGAAAAAATATGAACAGCGCCTCCGGTTTTCCCTGCTCAATTTCACAATAGAGCTTATTAGGCATCGCTATCGCCAACATTGAGGGATCACAGATTGCATTCGTGACATGAAACCATTCCGTGTCATCAACAACGTCAATCTCGATCCCAAAAACATCCCCCAGCTTTTCGATGAAATGGTCCATTTCATACTCGGTATCGCCATCGATACCGAGTATGTGTACGGACACATTTGCTACCGCCTCAATATTTTTGACCGAAAGAGACACGACCCGCTGCCCCCGGAGTTGATAATCTGAGTGCCTTAAACTTGTCACGATTCACCTGCCTTCCATGAGATCCTGCTCATTTTCAACTTGCAGGTTAGGGTTGATTTCCTTCAACAGTTCCGCAAAACGGTCCAACTGTTCCTTGTTCAAATCAGAGCTTGCAAAGCCAGCCATCAACATCTTATGTTGATACGAAAGCCCATCAAGTGGAGCCGTTTCATTTGAAGCCATCGCCAGCTGCTTCAAATTCGGGATTTTTTTCCCTTTTTTCTTGAAAAAACTATCAATCTTTCGAACAAAATCCGCAGGAACCTTATTCCGCCCTGTCTCCATTGCACTCAAAAAAGCCGGCGAAGTCTCCAAGGCAGTGGCCATGGTCATCAACGTCTCCCCCATTTCGCGTCGAGCCTCTCGTACAATTTTCCCGAAACTCGTTAAGCGCATAGTTTTACCTCCAATAATTAAATTGCGTTTCGCAATAGGCGCTATTCTACCTCGCAGAAGACAAAAGTCAAGCACTCAACTTGAAAAGTTGAAAACTTGAGGAATACTATTCTCCAAGCTGTTCCTCCAACAGGAGCCCAATGATGACCGCCACGGCCGTTTGCTTCTCCTTGGACAAAGCACTAAACATACGACAGGCCTTCGCAGCATCCGGTGATAGCTGGTAAATGAAAGACATATCCTCATGTAACCATCCTAGCTCCAGGCCTAATCGTCGCTCCAACTCAGGCGTATCGCCCCAGCCCAGAGAGCCACGTTCACCAAGCCATTCACTTATCGCATTCGCGCTATAAGAGGCTCCGAGCTTCCTCAATAAAGCATTGGATTTAGGGGCACCAAACCTAGTCTCCTTTGCAGCTAGCAGCCTAATATTCTCTGCAGGTATATCTCTATCCGCATCATTCATACGATAACCCTCCATTCGTAGCCGTTACAGCGGCCTAATTTATTCTGTTTTGTTCATGCGGGATAGTTGCAATCCTGCCCAATTACCCTTCTGAACTAGCCCTGCTGTAGGGGTAGGCGCTTGCGTCCTATCAAAGTTTTGCTTGACGTTATTAGCAAAGTTTTGCTATTGTTCATTCAGCCGCTCTTTAACAACCAAGCCCACCCGGCCTGATCTCTGGGTGAAGCAGGACTACCCCCTCTCGGGCTCCTGTGGGCAATGCACTGCCTTTGGCTGTGCTGCGCCAGCGAAGACGAAGGAACGCCAGATATTCCTTTGATCATGGCCTCGCTATGAGGCCTCATCCATCAGTCCGCTCTTTGAGCGCTGGCTGATGAATGACAAGGAGAGTGAAATGAAGATCTACGAATCACACGAAGACGATTTCGCCAAAATCGTCAGGGCATCGTCCGGACGGCAAGTCCTCGTCTACTGCGACAGCGACGACGGCGAAGGACGCCCTCAAATGATGATGATGACTGTTGTGGATGGCGTCACCGTACAGATCAACGCCGGCTTCAACAGCACCATCGAAGGCTGCGACAAGCGAGACTTGTCGTTCAACAACTATGACATCGCTGCTGCTGACAAGTTTGAGGCAATGGCAATCCGGGCAGTGCTGGACAATCAAGCCACAGACAAGGGGTAGATATGTCCGCCTTCTGCGTTTTTGGAATGACCGAATCTCTCGCCCGCCACCTGGCACAGCGACGTAGCCCCCCCCCGGAAGCTGAAACCGAGGCCGACTATGCCTCCTGGCTGAACGAAGAGATCAACGCGATCATGGCTTCCAGCAAGGTCCGGCAAGTCTCGCCGGAGTTCGATGCTCCACAGTTCTGCCACGACTGGATCAGCCTTGCTCGTCGCGCCGGCCGTGCAGTCGGTCTGACCATCATGGTCCGCGATACCAAGCGCGACAAGTATGGCAGCCCCGTGTTCCGCAAGGGCACTGAAACGCCAATCATGTCGTGGCGTCCTTATTGACCTCTACCGAATGACACAGAAACAGCTACTCGACGCAGCCCTGTACGAGCTGCAGATTGCCGACGAAATTATCAAGGCCGCACGCGCCACCATGAGTCAAAGCCAGCGCATGACATGGGCTCAGCGCTGCCGCACCATCACTGGCAGTGATACCGACGTCATGCGTGGGCGGGAGCGTACTGCCCTGCTCCAGACCCTGGCCAACCTGTAGGAGAGTGATATGCCATACCGCGACCCGTTCTCCAGCGCTTTGGGCTTCTGGGTGCGACACCTGCCCTCTCTGCCTGGCCGATGGATTGTCATTCTCTACGGCATAGAGGGATGGGTTGATCCGGCAACGGCCCGTGCGGTTGTCGACGACTTCGGCTCACTCGTCCGGGTGTGACGATCAACGCCTGCATGGCTGGGATATGAGTATCACCCAGGCCCAGGCCCGCCCGGCTGGGTCAAGCCGGGACCATCACATAGGCGGCGGCGTGGAAGGACACGCAGAGGGGCGCAGACGCGGAGCAGCGCTCGGATCGCAACCAAACTTGCCCAAAAGGACCGCAGGCCCTCTGTTTGACAGAGTGGAGCGCCTGCAAGGGGATAGCCGGAATCAAGCCCGGCCCGCCTATGTGATGGCAGCAGTACGCGCAGGCGATGCGCTGTTTTTTACTAGCGACTACAGGGTAAAGGCGCAAAGCCGGGATCGCATCCGGTGCCATCAACTCAATTGCACGTTTGGATCGGGCAGCAAACCCCAGATCCTTGATGCGACTCGCCGCCCGACGAGAGATAAAGACTTGGGCCGCAACACCGAACGCCAGAGCGCAATCGGGTCGCGTGGCTGCGCAAATGCCACGGCATAGGGATTTGGGAACCCTGTGTGCGCCACCAGGAACGGCTGACCCAGCAGCGCCGGAGACGTAACCGGCACCGAATTTCCTGGGGATGCTTCAAAGCGAGGATGCCTGCCACGGTCCCCTGACAGCAGGATGCCCACGATCCATATCTAGTCGAGAACGCCCGTTCGCTTGTAAGCCGCGTGGGGGAAGTAGGCGTGACAGCCGGAGAGACGGCACCATATTTCCACGGCCAGGGTGGCCCCGCAAGGGATAAGCCTGGATGCGCCAGCAGTCGGTGCGCAGATTCATAACCGGCTGCTGCTGGAGCGCCACGACCGGTGCGGGTGCCGCGTATCTCCTTCGCGGAGCGTGATTCAGCCGCTTGGTCCACGAGACGGACCATCCTCAAGCCGCAGCGCCCCCTTCCCCTTCTTCCTCCCTTGCCAGCCCCCCCCCCGCTGGCTGGAGCGCTGCGCCTTGAGGGTCTGGCCCTCTACTGGAGTACCCCATGAATCAATCCGAACACCGCCGGTGGCGTGACGCCTGGATCCGGCGTCTGTTGCTCATTCACCTGGGCCTGCTGGCTGCTGCCGGTACCGGCCTGCTTATCTGGAGTCTCACATGATCTGGATTCACATCACCACATTCGCCGTCGCTGCTCTCGCTATCGCCGTCATTGGTGATCGCATCGCCTGGAGGGCTTGGAAATGAAGCTACTCCGCCGTATCGGTAACTGGCTCTACCCGACAGAGGAGCGTATTCCTTTGTTTGCTTGGCCTCTGTGTGCCCTCTTCGTGCTGGTCTGGCTTGGTCTGGACAGCATTCTAACTATCGCTTTCCAGCCTCCAATCTTTTGACCCTACTATTTATCGAGATACTCGGCAGGCCATGGCACCTCGCCCTAGACAAGGATATTCGCTGATGCAGCAGTCAATCGAACAAGATCTTTTGTTGACTCCGAAAGGGCTTGAGATACAGATGCACTATCCTTTCCATCCAGGGAGGAAGAAAGGACAGAAAAAATCTTTGCAACCTCTTCTTCGTTGAGCGAGAGGTTGTAATTATGCTTGCTGCCCTTGCTTAAAGTCCCGCTAAAAAGCAAATTCAGCTGTAATGCATCCCCAACGGTTCGCGCAGTAACCCTTAGGGCTTTACTATCAAATGAATATGTCCCGTGGTCTGCTGACGCACCAGTTCTAGAAAGCTTCACAAACACCCCCCCTTTTATTTTTTGAGCATACCTGAAATTTCTGAAATTACCCACCCGACGATTCAGCTATGCGAATTGATCCATTTTGAATGAAGTCTTGCCGCGCAGAATCTGCGACGCCATGAGACTCAAACGGGCCAATAGATAGGGGAGCCATTACAGAGCGCCGCCTTGTCCTTCCCGTGACCATACGTGTATCACTGAATGCATTCAAATGAACGTAGAAACCATCTTCACGCTGCTCGATAGTTGCCACGCGTTTTAATTTCTGAGCTTCCGACATCTCATTACCTCTTTTTAAATTCCACCTGATATTAACATTTATAAATAATATAAATCATGAATAACGAGCATGCTTACACAGCCGACCTGATCCGGATAGATACCGTGCTGCCCAACGGCATGCCGGATGCAGAGTACATCACACATGACGAGTGCCGGCAACGCCTGGCCAAGTTTGCCGATGGATACCGACGCTGGATCGAGGTCCAGCAGCTCGTACTCACCGCCCCCAAACCGGAGCAACCATGAAGATCACACCAGAGGCCGCAGAGGCTGGCCGAAAAACGCTCTGGGAATTGTTCCTGGCCTGGCTGGAGGGCTTGCCCTTGTGACCAACCAGAAGACCCACCCCGCACCACAGCCCCGGCCCAGCGCCGGGGTTTTCATTACAGGGAAGTAAGATGCTTACCCTCACCCACGACGAGCTCGTAGAAATTACCGGGAAAAAGCGTCCCCAGGGGCAGAGGGAGGCGCTACGCCAGATCGGCATTCCCTTTCGTTTGCGCCCGGACGGCTCCCCTATCGTCCTGCGCGTTGTCCTGGAACTGGAACTCGGATATGCGCCCAAGGAAAGCAGATCGGCATCTCCCCGCCTGCGTGTACCTAAAGCACGGCAGCTACTACTACGTCAAAAACAATAAATGGCAGCGCCTGGGCAACGATCTGCATACCGCACTCAAGGCCTATGCCAGTATCGTTGCCGTACCCTCTGAGGGTGTACCGGCGCTGATCGACAAAGCCCTGCCGCACATTACCGCCAAGGTGGCCAAGTCGACGAAAGCGCAATACGAGTACGCAGCAGGCTTGCTGAAAGAGACGTTCGCTGAGTTCACCCCCGACCAGGTTACCCATGGCAGCATTATCCAGATGCTGGATATGTGGCAGGACAAACCCGCGACGGCAAACCGACTGCTGACAGTCCTAAAAGGCGTATACCAGTGGGCACTTGATCGAGAGATGGTGGATCGCAATCCCTGCGTATCCGTAAAACGCCGCCCCCAAAGCAAGCGAGACAGGCTGATCACCAAGGCCGAATATCGACTGCTTTACGCCGCTGTCCCCGACTGGATGCAAGTGGTAATGGATCTCTGCTACTTGACTGGCCAGCGCATCGGAGATGTGCTCAAAATCGAGTACGCACACCTCAATGGTGATGGCATCTTTTTTGAGCAGCAGAAGACAGGGAAAAGGCTCACCGTCCAATGGACGCCTGAATTGCGCGATGTGGTGGCCCGTGCCAAACAGACCAAAAACACCGTGCGGTCAGCGAAATATCTGATTTCTGGCCGGGCCGGAACAATGCGCGCACATCCAAACGTCTGGCGCACGTTCAAGACCGCAGCACGCAGTGTCGGCCTGGTTGATGTAACCCTCCACGACCTTCGTGCCATGTCCGGCACCTACGCCGAAATTGAGGGCAAAGATCCTACGGCGCTGCTGGGGCACACAGACCGGCGCACCACGCAAAGCTACCTGCGCGACAAGACCGTACGGGTAGTCTCCGGGCCAAGCAAAAAGGCTGGATAA